ACGTTATCTTCCATACCGCTAGAAACCTCTAAAGAAGTTACGTAAGCAGCAGCAGACCAGTAATGGTCGCCCGATACCTCGGTAGAAAATTTAACTGTAAGCTGGCTGCGTCCGCTCCAAGCTGTCATAAGATCATCGACGCCGTAAGCTGCATCTTCAGCGTACAAAGCCGATACCGAAATAGTACCGCTCTTAGTAGCCTCCAATATATCGCGAGTGCCGCTAGAGTCTTTAGTAGTTGCGTCTCTTGTGTCCATTGACAAAGAGATAGAGCCCTCGGTAGCGTGCGCTATTAGAGTAGACCCTGCGTAAACCCCTAAAAGGGTTCCATTCATAATACCAGTAGTTGCCATTTTTAATCTAGATTATTTAGTTGTTCTTCAATTATTACGGGGGCCTCGGCCCCAAATTCTACAGCCTTACCAGCTTCTATAAGCTCCTGGCCGTATTCGTTTACTACGCTTAAAGTTAGACCTTTCGCTAGCTTCTTACCACTTGGAAGGGTTACTTTTTTCGTTAGTGTTATTTTCATCGCTTAACTCTTATTATATACTCCGAGCTCGTTACGAAAGTCTCGGTACCTGGGTCGTTATCTGCGTCTAAGTCTATAAACTGTATAGAGTCAATAACTACACCTGCTACCGTACCGGTATAACGATCTAGAGCGGTTCGTATTTTATTAGTTAGGTCGCTAGCCTCTGCGTAAGTTTCGCTAGCTACTACAATATCGTAGCGCACCTCGTCTAAGGTGCTTACCCCGCTCTTAGTATCGCTAGGGCTAGTATCTTGTAATACATATACTACAAAAGGGAAAGCTGCGCCCTGCGCTGCTATCTGCGGGTAAACGCGAGTACCTACGATAGCGCTTACGTCGCTGTCGCTGGTTAGTATTGAGTAAATAGCTTTTCCTTCCGTCATTATCTAGTAAGCTGGTATAAGCTTTGCTTTAATATTTTTTGCACCTCTATTAAGAGCTGTGCTTGTGTTTGCGCTACGGCTTTAGCGTAACCCTTTTCTGCGTAACCTATGTTACGTTTTTCCGTTGGCTCGGCCTTAGCCTTACCTCTTCTTAGTCCGTAGTTTACTATAGCTGCGTAATACCCGTCGAAGGTCTTACCTGCTTTCTTACCGAACCTTGCCCCTACATAACCTAAAAGCGCGCCCTTCTTTCTAGAAGGTATAAAAGCTATAGACCTTCTAAGGTTACCGCTCTTATTAGTTATGGTACTTTCTTTGCTTCTCTTTTGTACCGTTCTAGTAGTGGCAGTCTTTTTGTCGGAGTCTTTTATAGAGTCTTTAACAGCCTTTACCATAGGCTTAGCCGCCTTACGTATACCCGCTTTAAATTGGCGGGCTTTCTTGCTGTCTATATCCTCTAAGGCTTTTAGCTTTCTTAGAGCTTTCGCTAAACCTTCTACCTCAAAGTAAACCCCGTCCCTCATCAGTCCCTTAGTACAGTATCTATAATAAGGTAGCGCTCTCTACCCTCTAAGCTTACGCCTTCAATTTCGTAAGTCTTACCGCCCCAGCTTATCTTTACTGTGGCGTCTACGTCGCTGCGGTAGCGTATTGTAAAGCGCACCTTATTTACGCTGGTTAGCTTCTCGGTATCTTCCCCCTCTTTAGGGACTCCTCTATAATCTACCTGGGCCCATACCTGCGCTAAGGTGCTGTACGTGCGTACGTCCTGGCCGAAGCCGTCCGTACTTACGCTCGCACTTTGCAAGGTAATTCGTCTATCTAATTTGCCCGGATCAATCAAAGCGGAAAACTCTATAGGGGTTCATTAAGTACTCTGAAGCTGTAGGTAATCGGTGTACGCTGTCTACTCTCTTCTCGTACATTTCGCCAATCATTAATAGCATAGCCATTTTAATGTTAGCGGGTACGTCCGAGGCTTGAGTATAGCCGCAGGTATAGCGAACTATAACAGCGTTTACCGTGTCCTTAGTACCGTACCAGCCGTACTCCGGAAATACTCGCGCAGGTTCGCTTACTAAGTCCGTGCGGTAGTCGCTAGCGCTTACAGTAATTTCGTCGCCGTTTCCGTCGATATACTTAACACTCGCTAAGCTTTGTACTGGTCCTCTACTTAAATAAATAATATTTCTATCGCCGTGGAAAGGGTCTACGCCCGTCTTATAGACTGGGAAAAAATCGTAAAACTCCTCTATAACGGTCGTTAAAAGAAACCTTCCTAAGTAACTCTCGGCCATTTGTGTAGCCGCGTCAATAAGCACCCCAAGCAGGGTGTCCTCTGCGTCGCTATCTACGCGCAAATAATCCTTAACCTCTTGTACGGTTAAAGCTTTTATAGTTGCTGGGGTAATTATCGTATAGCTCATTACTTGGCTCTAGTTGTTCTTTTAGTGCTTTTTTTGCTTACGGCTCTTTCAGTTTTTACGGCTTGCTTCTCCTCTACTACTTCGCAGAAGCCAGCATTTAAAAACTCGTTAGCAGCTGCAGAGGGCAGCTCTACTACTTGCCCGGAGGTGTAGTAGAAGTCTGCCCCTGCTATAGCTTGGTTAAAAATAACCTTCATTAGCTGCTCAAGCTTACGCTTGTACTAAGTGCTTAATAGCTGAACCTTGCAATACGTTACCGTCGATTCTACGGTAAGCGATAAAGCCAGTCGACAACGCATCAGCGAAACGCTCGTTAAGACGTAGTAACTGTACGCCGCCAGCTTCGTGAACGTAGTACTGCTTAAGATCACCGAAAATGATAGATTTGTTACCAGTAGCGATACCGTCCATATCTTCGTTAATGTATACCGGCTTACCGAAAAGCATATCCGGCTCGCCTACGCTCATTCCTGGAACGTACGCCGGGAAGTCGTTTGAGCTCCCGAAACCTAGGACTCTCACAGCTTTAGCTGTTGCAGAATTCATCATAAACCCAGCGCCTGGAGCGTTACGGTAAGAAGCATCTACGCTGTAGAATAAGTCCATTACTTCGCTAACTGTTACAGCTGTAGCAGAAGCAGCAGTCTTACCAGCAGTAGAGCCAGCTACGATACCTTGAGGCTGAGAAGAACCCGTACCAGTAGTAAGGTGCGCGTTAATTCCACGCTTCAAACGGTTAGCCAATTGGCCACCTACGAAGCTAGCCAAATCGAAAGCGTTATCGCTGATCAATTGGTTAGATACCTTTACAATTTTAGAAGAGTAAGTATACGGCTCAAACTTCACGTTAGTGAAAGTCATATCGCTAACACCTTCTGCTGTACCTTCTCCTAAGATAGCAGCTACTACCGCTGTATCGTCGTTAGCTGGTAGGTTGAAGTGCTGACCGTTAGCCGTGCGGATAACTGTAGCTACTTGCTCGATGTCCGACTTGAATAACTCAGTAGCTGAAACAAAGTCGCTCCAGTTTTCCGGTACCAAGAAACCACCTAAACCGTCGTTAGTAGTAATCTGCGTATCAGTACCGCGAAGCTCAGCTAGTGCGCGAGCCTCTCCAGCGTTAATACCGTTCATACCCTTACGCAAGTAAGCGTTAAAAGCATCGCGTAACTCTACTTTAGCAGCAGGTGCGTTGTCGCGTAACTCTTCGGCTTTAGTAGCCATTTCTTTCTTTAATTCCTCAGCACGCTCGATACGAGCAGCAGAAGAGCGTAGCTCGTCTACCTCGTTAGAGATTGCGTCGAATTTTTCGTTTTCCTCGTTAGATAGGTTACGGCCTTCTGCCTTTGCAGCCGCTACCATTCCTTGCATTTGCTCTACTAGAGCGCCGCGCTTTTCGCGCATTTGTTTAGCATTCATCTTTAGCTAGTTTAATTAAAGCGTTGTGTAAATTATAATTTAATTCCTCGGTAGGGGTCTCTCTTGCTACCTCCGCTGCGCTTTCGCCGTTAGGCTCTGCGCTGCGTAGTCCGCTAGAGGCTGCCGTATAAGCTGGGTAAACTACCGGGCTTACATCGAATAGAGAGCCTACCCTCTCTATATATCTTACGTGCTGGCCTTCTTCCATTCGCCAGCTATCCTTTTCTACTGTAAAGCCAAAGCTCGACTGCGATAAATCGCCGCGTCTAAATAGCTCTAGCATATCGTTACCGTAAGAGGTGTTAGGCATCTCGAAACGGTAATAAAGTCCTTTATCGTCTTCTTTAAGCTCTAGGGTTCCCGAAGTTGTACGGGCTAGTAAGTAGTTGCTATCGTGGTTATATAACGCTCTTACGTCGTTATCTAAAACCTCACTAAAAGCACCGGGTAAAATGATCTCGCGGAAGCCTCCTAGGTCCTCGCTCATACTATTAAATACGCTAGCGTAACCTTCTACCGTTCTGCCTTCTACAGCTGCTTTAAGCTCCCCGTCGTAAGCTCTCTGCTCTACGATCTCGTTAAGGCTGCGTACCTCGGCGCCGTCTACCTTAGTTAAGGTGCTGAATAGGTGCGCTACTCTTAAAGGCGGCTTACGCTCTACAAAAGCGTTTTCTTCGCTATCGTATTCGTATACGCTAATAAGAGCCGCTGGGTCTTCTGCCGTGCCGTTTACTTTAAAGCCGCTATCTGCTACTATTTGGCCGTCCGTAGTAATCTCTAATACTTTGCCTTGGCTTCTACCGCCGGAGCTGTCCCAGCTCACAAAGTCGCCTACCTTTAACTCGCCTGCTTCCGCGCGCTCGTCTTCTTTATCGTAGCCGGCCTCTTCCATTGCCTCAGCTTTGCCGTAGGTTATAATTATCTCGGTAGCTGTTTCTTCTACGCTTTTAATGTGGCGTAAGCTTTTCTCTTCTTCCATATTCTCTAAGGTTCTTTCTGCCCAGCGGTGCCTTTCATCGCCACCCCAGGCCGCGTA